AGGCAGCCATAGCAGAAGAAGAAGCAGAAATTGCAGAAGAGTTAGCGGAAATTGCAGAAGCAGAGGCTGTTGAGGCAGAAGAAGAAAAGGCTGCTGAAGAAGAATTAAAAGAAATACTTGAAGAGGCAAAAGATGGAAAAGAATTAACTGAAGAACAAAAAGAAATTCTTGTTGAGGCATTAATTGAAAATCTTAAACCTGGAGAATCAATATCAGCAGAACAAGTTCAGGCATCTGGAGTTTCATATGCAGACCTACCACCTGAAACACCAATTGAAGTTCGTACAGATGAGAATGGAAATGCATTGGTTATTACTGCAGAAGTTGCTGCAAATATTGAATTAGTTGAAGATCCAGGTGCATTGGTAGAAGCAATATTTACAGATCCAGGAGCAGCACTTGCAGCAATTGGAAGTATTGGTGCTGACATGACTGAAGAAGAAAGAGAAGAAGCAACAGATATGGTTGTAGCAACAGTTGTAGCAACAGGTGCTGCAATTAACGCAGCAGCAGTAGCAACAGGAGGAGCCACAGGTGGCTCTACTAGCGGAGGAAGTTCTGGCGGAGGCGGAGGAGCCAATTCACCAGGTTCAAGAGGAGGAAGAAGATGGTAAGAATAATAAAAAATATCCTAAAAGATATGGTAGACCAAGCATGGACCCTTCTCGGTATGTTTATTGCTTGGGTTGTTCTGGACGGAAGTGCAAAGACTATTGTTGGTTATGGAATCATGGCAACAACTGCTCTTTGGATAATTACAAGTCCGATCAGAAATAGAAAGGAATAAAGATGGCAAGAACAAAGCAAGTTGAAGAGGCTACCCAAGTCGGATCAGGAGCAATTGCAAGCATAAATAATATCTTTATGCGAATTGTTGCGGTATTTGCAGCATCAGGACTATCTGTAATAGGTGCTGGAGCAGTAGTAGGAATTAGCACAGCAAAGGCTGTTATCTTGGCTGGAACGTTAGGAGTTGCAACAGTAGTTGAGAGACTGGCTAGAGGGTTTCTTGACGATGGCAAACTCACGATTGAAGAGATCAATGCAGCATTTTCTTCAGTGGACAAAAAGGCTAAATAAGGACAAAGACCTTCTTTGACATAGGACCCCTTTAGGTGGTACAATTAATGTATCTAACACTGAAGGGGTTTTATGGCTACTGTGCCTTATTTTGACAAAAATTCTAAACCACAAAAGTTTTTTTATAGAGATTTAAATATAGATTTAAAAGAAGCAACAAAAACTTTAGAGTTTGAGTATAGCAGAATTCTTAATGGTGAAATGTATGGAGTCAGTAAGTTTGATTTTGCTCATCCAGAAAATGAAATGTTTAAAGAGTCAGAATCTATATCTACAATAAAATCTAGAGAATATAATGCTTTTCAAATGTATTATCCTTTTATGCATGAACTTTATTCTTCTGTTGTTGACATGACAAGAGAAGCCTGTAGGTATTATGATATTGATTATAATAGTAATCAATTTGTTTGTCAAGCGTGGTTTAACATTAATAATAAAAATAATGGTGGAAAATTAAATTGGCATGATCATGTCACACCAGATAAAAAAATTCTGGGTTTTCATGGATATTATTCTGTAAGTGCAGAGCCATCTGAAACACATTATCAAATTAATGATGAGATAAAAATAAACAATAATATTAACAATCGTGCATTGTTATCTTTGGTTGGATTTCCTCATGCAATGTCTGATTGGGATTTTGATGGTCCAAGAATTACAATTGCCTATGATGTACTTCCAATAGAGATGCTTTTACAAAAAGATTTTCTTAGTTCTAATATGAAAAAGCATGAGGGATTTTGGGAACAGCACTATTTTCCACTTCCAAAATTTTATGATTAATTATATTTTTATACAAATAAAAGGAGAAAAATGACCTGCATTGCCGTTGTTCGTAAGGATGAAAAAATTTATATGTCTGGCGAAAGAGGCGTATCTGACGATGATATCATACTTCAGTGTGCTACGTCAAAAGTTTGGCAACAAGGTCCGTATCTGTTTGGATATGCAGGTAGCATGGACGGAGATAGAATAAAACATAACTTCAAACCTTCAATTCCAACTGGAAACAATATTGAAAAGTTTATGTACACTAAATTTATTAAAGAACTTCGTGATTTTTATAATGAGTGGTGGGTAGATGTATCAAAAGATTCTGATTTTGGAATGATTATTTGCGTTAAAGGAAAGATCTTTGAACATAGTGCTGCAGATATGTCTTTGACACAATACACTGGAGACTATTTAGTAATGGGGTCTGGAATGCAATATGCATTAGGACATTTACATGCAACTGAAAATCAAAAAGATGCTCGTAAAAGATCTATTAATGCAGTTCAATCTGCTATTAAGTTTTCTACATCATGTCTTGGTCCAATTGATACAGTTAGTATTTAAGGATATAATATGTCTATAGATAAAACAGAAGAACTAGAGTTTGATATATGGCTTAATAATGGAATTGATCGGGGATGGATAACAGAACCATTTTGTAATACTCATGATGGAGATCCCTATATGACTGAAGAAGAAGCCAAAGAATGGAATGATGGTGGAGATCCTTGTCAGGTTGTCTTTAAAATCATTGAAGATAAATGGCAACATTAAAAAAGTGCCTCTTTAGCATAGTGGCAGTGCTTCCGCCTTGTAAGCGGATGGTGCAGGTTCGATTCCTGCAAGAGGCTCAACATGACTGAACATAGACTTTTAAATAATATTTTAGGATCAGAATATTGGGTAAACTCTGGAAAAATTGATTTTTATGAAATTCAATCTGCATCTAATGTTCCAAGCAAGTGGACCGATATTAAACCAGTTTTAAAAAGTAAGTATAAAAATAAAATAATAAAACCAATAAATGCATATACTATTAACTTTGGAATCAAACCAGAATTAATTATAAAAGATAACCATATTATTTTAAGGCAATCAACACATGCAGATATTTGGGTTGAAGAAAAAAGAAAAAATACACTATATGCATTAGATAAAACTTGGATGAGGCAATTTTATCCATCTGATCAAACCTTAGATGAGCAGAGTGGTTGTTATCTTGCACAATATAAATTTTATACTCCTTGGATTATTGATGACATAGTTGATGTTGAGATTAAAGGAATATCTGAATCTCCATTTTTTGTATATCCTAATACTTTAACTTTTAATAAAATAAATATGGATCTACATCATATATATCCCAAATGGGTATATATTTTAATTAAAAAACAAAGCAGCATGGATAAAGAAGGATTTTTTGTTATTAAAAACAATACCCCTGCTTTTGATATAATAGTTAAAGATAAAAAAATTATTGAAAAAATTATTAAGGAGTACAATGAAAAATAAAAAAATAGTTTTCACTTCTTCCGGTGGAGAAGCAAAAAAAGATGTTTTTGTTGCACCATCAGAGGCTATAAAATGTATTCCAGATTGGTATAAAAATCTTGCTCCATACGGTGGCGATAGTAATAAATTTAAAGATTTATCTCCAGTTAATGATAGAGGTGCAGATGGGAGCAATGTTTCCACTAAACTTTGTCTTCCATTTTTTGATGCGTTAACAATGGGATATATGTATTGTCTTGAAGATGATCTAATTGTTGAATTAGATAAAAAAGGAATCCCATCATTACATTGGAAAGAAAATATTGCATTGATGGATAAAAGGCCAAATGTAGATTTAGCAATACCATCAGACTGCCATCCAATACATTTTGGTGTGCGTATGAATTGGTTTTATGATACTCCAAAAGGATATTCAATATTAATTACGCATCCACTAAATAGATATGATCTTCCATTTTATGTATCTTCTGCTGTAGTTGATTCGGATGTTTGGGGACTTCCAGCCTTTATTCCCTTTTTTCTAAAAAAGAATTTTTTTGGGGTAATTCCAAAAGGAACCCCAATATGTCAAATGATTCCTATAAAAAGAGATAACTGGGAAAAAGAAGTTATTACTACTAACCAAGCCTATGATAAAAAAAATATCTATGAGGAAAAACGAAGAACTGATATAACTGGATACTATAAAAGAACGACATGGCAGAAAAAATCATACCTATGATATACTTATATAAACGAAATGGAGTTATTTAATGACTAAAGACCATAAGTTCTTTGAAACATTTTTAGATGTTGATTTAAAAAGATTTCAAGGATATTTAATTAAACAGTATGAAAAAATTAATGATATTGAACTTAAAGGAATAACCCCTTTAGATTTAAAAAAAGATAATTTTGTTGAATCTCAAAGCATTTCAACAATTAAATGGAGAGAGTATAACGTCTTTCAGTTTTATAATACAGATATTCATAAAATTTTTAAAAATTTATCAAAATTAATTCATGAGGCTTGTGAATATTATGAAATAGATTTTGACAGTCAGCAGTATATGGTTCAGGGTTGGTTTAATATCAATTATACAAAAAAGGGTAAATTAAATTGGCATGATCATGGTCCACATCCAGCACCATTTTTTCATGGCTATTACTCAGTAAATGCAGAACCATCAATAACACACTATAAGGTTAATGGTAAAGATGTTGAAAACCATAACATCAATAATAGAATGATTGTTTCTGAAATGGCACATCCACATGCGATGGCAGATTGGTCTTGGGAAGGTCCAAGAATTACCCTTGCATACGACATTGTTCCATTAAAAAGTTTATTAGGTAATGAACAAGCAATCCAACAGCACTGGATTCCATTGCTATAATGAAACAAAAAATCAATATTTTTATATATTCGTATAAAAATAAAAATTTATTAGATTCAATTAATAGTTTAATAAATTTATCTAGTAAAAACTTTTATTTAAAGTTTTTTATTTTTGACCAATCAAATGTTAGTAAAGAAAAAGACTATTATTCTTACCATAATATTACATATAGGTTTATAAAATGGGATGATTTTATGGGAATTCCTTATTATAGAAATCAAATGTTAAATAATGAATGTGATTACTATTTAGAGATTAGCGATCAAATAACATTGACAGAAAATTGGGATCAAGAATTGGTTAATTTTTTAAAATTAAATAGTAACACAGTTATATCTGGCAAAGGAAATTTAAGTTTAACATTAAATGATTTTGTAATTAAAAAAGAAGAAAAACATTCTGATAATTTTTATTTAAATAATTGGATAGATACAAATTTTTTGTTTTTACAACAAAATAATATTAAATTCTTATTATCTTTAGATATATTTAAATACTATGGTCAAGATATTTTTCTTCTAACAACATTAATGAAAAATAATATTGCTATCTATTCTTGTCCATCTAATCTATATAGCATTAAAAAAACAAATAATTTAGAAGATTCTTACTCTATGATTGATCTTTATTATAATTATAATAATGCTATAAAATATTTAAAACAAAATAGAAATCAATTAAAGGCGTTTGAGATTAATAAAAATATTAATATTACTGACTTTTGTTATTTACCATTTGATAATACTGGGGTTCAATATTCAAGTGTTGTGTCTGATTTAGATCAAAAAACAAATAAATATTTTCCAATAAGTACAAGCATTGTTATAAAGGAGAATGAAAATGTCTGATTTTGAAATATTAGATTTAGGATTAGTTTATTTCAAGAATGCTATTAAAAATCCTCAGCAAATAATTATAGATTTAGAAAATTTAGATAAAAAAGTTTTACAACACAAACTTCCTAGTAATCAAACTAAAGCAGAAACTTGGAAACCTTGGGAAGACAATGGACAATTTTTTTGTTTACAGAAAAATTTGTTTCCATTAAAACAAATAAATAAAAAAGATTTTTTTTATGATGAATTAACAGATCTTGCTGACAAACTTTTTACTCCATTAGATGTTTTTATGAATAAATATAAAGAGATATACCCATTTTTAAGCATTAGATCTAGAGATGATATAATGCGTGTTCTTAAATATGAAAATTCGGGATATCTTCCAGCACATACGGATCAAGGAGTTAGCACTAGAAGTCTTTCAGTTTTAATATATTTAAATGATGATTATCAAGGTGGTAATATTGTTTTTCCAAATTCAAAAGTTTCTCTAAAACCAGAAGCAGGAAGTATGATTTTTTTTCCATCAAACTTTTTATATGTTCATCAAATAGAACCAGTCACTAGTGGAATTAAATATTCTTTACCAAATTGGTATCATAATGTAGTAGAAGAAAAAAGATATTTTTCAACAGGAGAGGCTTAAATTATGATTAAACCATTTATTATTGATAATTTTATAGATCCACATGATGCAAATATTTTAATTCAAGAGATGAAAAACCCCTCTGAGGTCAATCCATATCCAGATTATTATAAAACAAGGTTTGGTGGAACTTCATTTCCTTATAATAAAAAAGTTTTAGAACTTCAAAAAAAATATGCTTTAAAGTCAAGCAAAGTTTTACAAGAACTAAATCCTAAAGAAAAAAAAGATATAAAAACTTTTAAATGTTTCGGGTCAATTTGGGGTGCAGGAGGATATGGGCAAGTACATATAGACGATCAAGATCCAGAAGAATTTATTGAATATAGTTCTGTTATATACTTAAATGATGATTTTACTGGTGGAGATATTTTTTTCCCCTGTTTTTCATTTACATACTCTCCTAAAAAATACTCTGCTGTTTTTTTTATTAGTGATGGGGGCAAATGGAAACATGGAATAACTCCAATAGAGTCTGGTAATCGCATGACGCTTCTTTATATGCACACAACACAAACAACACATCCAAAAGGGTTTATTACAATAGACCCAGACTTGAATTGAGAAAAAATGGAATATGATACAATAGAAGGATTAAAAGCAGAACTTCGTTTTATGTATGCAAGGTATGAAAAAACCTGTATTGCTTACGGGGAATTAATAAAAAAGAACCTTGTAACAAAGACTGGTAATACTTTTCAAGAACAATTAAATTATAATGATAACAAAGGAGAATAAAATGGCAGAAAAAGGTACAGTAGAAGCAATTATTGAAATTGCTAAGAAAGAAGTTGGAACTATTGAAGGTCCAAAAGATAATGAAACAAAATACGGCAAGTGGACAGGTGCAAACTTTCTTCCTTGGTGTCAATCTTTTGTTTCTTGGTCTGCATTTACATCAGGATTAGATCCAAAGAAATATCCAAAGTCTGCTTCGACAGTAGCAGCATCGGATTGGTTTAAGAAAAATAAACGATGGTCAGATGCTCGCAATGATGACCCAACACCTGGAGACTGGATTTATTTCGATTTCCCAGATGACGGAGTTAACCGAATTTCTCACGTAGGTTTGTGTATTAAAAATAATGGCGATGGAACCATTCAAACCATTGAAGGAAATACTGCCGGATCTGCTAAAGGAGATCAAAGAAATGGCGGAATGTGTGCCGAAAAAACAAGGGCATATGTAAAAGATAATAAGAAAAAATTAGTCAATACCATTGTTGGCTGGGGTCGTCCAATTTACAAAGGTGAAGAAGCAACTCCACTTGAAGTAAAATTAGAGCGTCCAGTCGCTAAAAAGGTTGCAAAGAAGGCTGCAAAGTAATGTCATTTAAGGCTAAGACTAAGATTGGTTTTAATCACATGATCCTGCGTGATGGATATATCGTTGCATTGAATAAAGATGGTACTGAACGATATAGAAAAGATAGAGTTACTGGAGAACCAGTTAAAACAAAAGGACAAAAATGAAATCAAAAAATGTCTTAGCCTTATTATTAATTAGTTTTATATTTACAAATTCAGCATATGCTTCAACAGGAAGCGCTATTTCATATAAGTCTATGGATGATGCTATCAAAGTACTTAAAGTTGCCCCAGAATCTCGTACAGGCTATGTAAGGGCTAAGTTTAAGCATTGGGTTGGCGTTGGAAATGGTTGTGATTCACGTAAAGCAGTAATAATTTCAGAAGCATCTGTTCAGCCAAAAGTAGAGTCTGGGTGTAAAATTATTGGTGGTGAATGGAATAGCATTTATGATAGTGTTAAAGTAACTGATGCTGGAAAATTAGATGTAGATCATATGGTTCCATTGGCTGAAGCATGGGACTCTGGAGCATCTGCTTGGGATGATAAAAGACGTGAGTTGTATGCAAATGATCAAACTGATAAGATACATCTTATAGCCGTAACAGGTGCTTCAAATAGATCAAAATCAGATAGAGATCCAGCAGAATGGATGCCACCAAATAAAGCATATCATTGTCAATACATTACAAATTGGATATCTATTAAAATTAGATGGTCTTTGTCTGTAGATGAAAAAGAATTGTTAGCAATTAAATCTATTAAATGCCCTAAACGAAAAATAACAATACCATCACTTTAGGATTAAATTATGCCAAAATATGAATATTTATGTAATAGTTGTGCAATAAACATCACTAAAGAAAGATCTATCTTAGAAGATGAGCCTAAATATTTTTGTGAAAAATGCAACGGTGTCCTAACTAGACAATACACTCCATTTGGTGTACAATTTAATAGTAAGGGTTTTTATTCCACCGACAATAAGAAGGTATAATATGAATAGAATGACTGAGCAAACCGCTGAACGCAAATGGCTTCTTACACCCCTAGACAGGTGTGATTCTTGTCCAGCACAGGCATATGTATCTGTAACTGGAGTAAATGGCGAACTAATGTTTTGTAGCCATCATTACAATAAAATTATGAATGATCCAGTTGGAAAAGAAAAGATGATGGCATATGCGTATTCTTTTCTAGATGAAAGAGAAAGACTTATTGAAAATAGACTACAAGGCGAGTCGTACCAATAATGTTTATTTATGATGATAGTTTTTTAACATATGAAGAACAGGTAGAATTTGCAAACAAGATTTTTGATGAAAAGGAAAAAAATTGGGCAGTTTGGAGAGCCCTAGAAGTAATGAATATTCCTGGCCAAAAACAAAGAATTCCTAAATCTTTGGTTTTAGTTGCAAAAGAATCCTATAATAATTTTCAAGTTGTACAGGATTTAAACAATAAAGAATATGAATATATTTTTGATAAATTTTGTACAAAACATAATATTAAACCAAAGGCAATTCTTCGTGCAAGAGTTAATATATTAACTAAGTCTAACTATGATAACTATAATTATCCACACGTAGACAATCCAATTGCTCACAACGTTTTTCTATATTATTTTAACTCTTCAGATGGAGATACGATTATTTTTGATAAAAAAATTGGAGAAGACTTATCAAATATTGACAATCTACCAATTCTACATTCTATTAAACCAAAAATGGGTGCTGCAATAAAATTTGATGGAAGTTATTACCATTCATCAACACAACCAAAAGAATCAGAACTTAGATGTATCCTTAACATTGACTATAGGGAGTAAAAAATGGAACAAGAAGATTTAATATTTATAGACTTAGTTGAACAAGGTGCAATTGAATATGCTGGTTTAAATGAAGAAGGTGAAGCAATTTATAACTTTACCGACAAATTAAAAGATATTAATCCAGACTTATTTGACATACACCAAACACAATTAAACCGTGAGGTAATGTTTTTATGGGAGCAGGGTTTTATTACAGTAGACCTATTGCAAGATAATCCAGATGTTGGATTAACAGAAAAGTCTTTCGATGAAAAATCTGTTGAGATGTTGGATGATATTTACAAAACAGTCCTAAAGGAAATCAAAAGAATTTTATCGCAACAGTGATACAATATATGTATGAATGAAATTGTTGTAACATTCTTGACAATTTGTGGTATTTGGGCTATACTTTATACAGTAAAGAAAAACGAAAGTAGATCTTTACCAAAAATTAAATACAGTCAGACTAGAATACATAATATTCTTTCTGAGTTTTTGCCATATGGGTTAGAGGTAGAACGTATATCTCAGTCTACAAAACTCAAAGATAAGAATACTGTACGTGTTTTAGTTATTGGTCCAATTGCTTATTGGGTTAGAAATAACATATTTTATGAAGCAGATGTAGAAGAGGGTGAAGTTGATAAAGAAAGTGCAAGAGCAATCAACTTTACTGATATGGATCAAAAAGAAGTAGTAAAAATGTTAGATATTTTAGACCACCTAAAGAATGGAAAAAGAAATGAAGGTCGTAGTACAAGGAACGAATGAGTTCAATGAGTATTCTATTTTTCTTCGTGCTATGGGTGTAATGATATCTGGTTTAAAAGAAACTGATCATGAGTTTATAGTATATTCACTTGGACCATCAAATGTAAATGATTTTGCTTCTGAGTTTTGCAATGTTTCAGAACGAAACTTAAAGGCTAGAGGAATTAAAGTTAAGTTTATTAAGGTTCACTATACATGGGTTGAAGAAAATCTACATGAAGTTGATTACTTTGCTTACTTATCAAAACCAAACCAACCACTATCAAATATAGCAAAACTTGCACAAGCGCAAGATTTTGAATTTGGAACATTTCAATACTAAGGAGTTAGAATGATTGTCAATAATTTAAAACAAATGGAAACCATTGTTTCTAATAACAGCAAGTTGTATTGGGATGGTTGGGATGTTCTTGAACTAACGCCATTAGATTCTGCTGTTTTTCAAAAAAACGGAGTATATAAAAACAATAGATGGAATATTCAAAAACGATATGTGGCAAACCGTAATGGTTGGACAATGCCAGATAAGTATAAACAATATGAATAAACATTTATGGAAAGAAAGCGCTGCCTGTAAGGATTTTGATACTAATTTATTTTTTGATAAGTATGAAGAAACTCCAGATATTAGGCATGGTGTTGATAGCGTATGTCTTAAATGTCCAGTTGCATCAACTTGTTTTGCTGTTGGCATATCACAAAAAGAATATGGAATTTGGGGCGGTATTTATCTAGATAAAGGTAAAATTTCTAGAGAGTTTAATAGCCATAAAACAAAATCTAAATGGTCTGAAATATGGCAGAATTTGACAATGAAATAAATGAAAAAAATTAACATATTAATTCCTATGGCTGGAAATGGTCAAAGGTTTATAGATGCTGGGTATAGTGTACCAAAATTTTTAATTGATATTTTTGGTAGGCCAATGATCGAGCATGTTGTTGATAGTTTAGGAATTAATGGAAACTACATTTATATTGTTCAAAAAACACATTACCTTAAATATAATCTTGAAGTGTTATTAAATTCAATTACTCCAGGATGTACAATCATACAATTAGATGAAAAAACTGATGGTGCTGCTAGAACAACTCTTTATGCAGAAAATATTATAAACAATGACAACCCATTAATTATTTTTAATTCTGATCAAATTATTGAATGGGACAGCAAATCTTTTGAAAATTTTATTGATCGTGATTTAGATGGAGTAGTTGTAACATTTAAAGCAGAGGGCCCTAAGTGGTCGTATGTAAAAATAAATGACTTAGGTTTAATTGATGAAGTTGCAGAAAAAATACAAATAAGCAATGATGCAACTGCAGGAGTTTATTATTGGTCTAAAGGATCTGATTACGTTACTTCTGCTAAACAGATGATAGAAAAAAATATAAAAGTTAATGATGAGTTTTATGTTGCTCCTGTGTATAATGAGGCTATATTAAATAATAAAAAAATATATGCGCTTCCATTAAAAAAAATGTGGGCTGTCGGAACTCCAGAAGATTTAGAAATTTATATTTCAAAACAAAAAGAATACTATTTTAATAAACCAAAAACAATTTTTTGTGATATTGATGGAACAATACTTAAACATGTTCATAGTTTTAATAATATATTTTTAACGGAGCCAATTCTTTTAGATGGAGTTATAGAAAAATTTAATGACTGGGATGCAAAAGGCTATAAGATTATACTAACTACCGCAAGAAAAGAGTCTGCAAGACAGATAACAGAGCAACATCTTAATAATTTAGGATTATGTTGGGATTATTTATTAATGGGCATAACAAGTGGTCAAAGATTTTTAATTAATGATAAACTTTATATTGATGATAAAGATAGGGCAGTTTCTATAAATATTATTACTGATAGTGGATTTAAGAGTATAGATTGGGATAATTATAATTTATGAAACTTATTTCTCATAGAGGAAATTTAATTGGTCCAAATGTTTTAGAAAATAGTCCAAAATTTTTAATACAAGCAATTGAAAAAGGTTTTGATGTTGAAGTAGATATACGACTAATTGATAAAAAATGGTATCTTGGTCATGATAATCCAGAATACGAAATAACTGAAAGTTTTATTGAAGAAATAAATAACTTTACCTGGTTTCATTGTAAAAATTTAGAAGCCTTACATACATTTGATAAAAATAATCATAAATTTTTTTGGCATCAGACAGATGATTTTTCTCTTACTAGTAATGGGTATATTTGGACTTATCCAGGAAAACAAATTAATATAAAATCAATTATTGTTGATTTAAAAAAAATAAATTTAAATCAATATCAAAATTGTTATGGAATTTGCGGTGATTACGTTGAAATGGTATAATGTAATTATAGGAGGTTTTAATGGCTTTACATATTAATAATATTGAAGATAAAAAAGGATTTAGAAATTATGATTTTTTAGATAAAACTGCTCAACTGTTATATTTTAAAGAAGAAAAATTTATTCACGGACTTAATGATAACACTCACAGCATTGATAGTTTATTGTCTCGTTCTTTTTATCCAATTCAAGTTATTGAAAGAAATACATTTGAATCAAAACATATTTTTTCTAAAGCAGAAAGAATTGATCTTAGAGATAATAGATTAAAACTTTTTATTCCTAGTGATTCTATTTTTTATCATTTTTTTCTTGAAACAATTCCACAAATTATGTCATTTAATAAAAAATTTCCAGATGCTTTAATAGTTATAGATTCTTATCGTGTTGTTTCTAGAAAAGGTGGACAGCCTTATCTAGATTTTCTTAAAAAATGTTTAGATAATAATAATATCAAATATCTTTTTTTAGAAAATGAATGTGTTGTTGCAATAAATAATTTTTATTTTTTTGAAGGCCTAGATGGTTCAGATGGCAAGATAAATATCATTTATAATACTGTTAAACAATTCGTAAAATCAATTAATACTAATCCAACTAAAAAAGTATATGTAAGTAGAAGATATATTTCTGGAAAAAGAAATAAATATTATTTAAACGAAATGTTAAAAAGAAATAAATGGATAGAGCAAGATGAAATAGACTTTATTATAACAGATTTTGATATTAGAATGCATAATGAAGAAATTTTAGAAAATTTTTTTAAATCCTGTAATTTTGAAATAGTATATCCCGAAAACTTTAATAGTTTTGAAGAACAAATAAATTATTTTAATGATGTAAAAACAGTAATCTCAACAACATCTTCGGGATTAGTTAATACTATTTTTATGCCGCCAGGAGGAGAGGTTATTGAATTGTTGACTCCTAATATATCTGGATCTGAAAGTGGCTTTGAATTATATTGTTTTCAATATTTAGCAATCTCATATGCTAAAAAACATTCTTATTTAGGAATACCAAGTAAATTTGATGGCAGTTTAATGGTAGAATATTTATATAATAATAAACAACTTTTTAACTTTTTGTGTGATGGCAACAATGTACACAGATGAAATGAAACGAGCCGTTAGATCTTTGACTCCTCCAAGTGGATTTGGCGTAGACATAATTGACAATGAGCATTTTATTACAGTAAGAGCAGATGAAAAAAGTTTTATGAGTTTGTTTGACAGAGACAAGAGACTTGCTGTAGAATATATGGTAAGAGTTAAAAAAGCCTTAGAAGAAAATGGGGCTATAGTATTCCTAGTTAGGACTGGTGGAAAATGATTATTAAAAAACTCTTGTGTAAGATCAAGGGACACATACTTGCAAATGCTGGTTCATGTCCATTTACTGGTAATACTTATTTAGCATGTACTCGTTGTAAGGTTCTAAAGGCTATTTGATGCAAACATTTCTTCCGTCTAGTAACATTTCATATACCGCAAAATCTTTAGACAATAAAAGACTTAACAAACAGATCCTTGAGGGGTATCAAATACTCAAGGTGTTGTCAGGA